TCTGGCTGCCGCTTTTCTTATCAGAAGAGACGGAGCGAGAGCTGGCGATTGGCTTGGACCTGCGTCTGATGGATGTCTGCTCGGAGCTCTGGGTTTGCGGGAATGTAATCAGTGACGGGATGCGACGTGAGATGGCTTACGCCGCTGACATCGGAATACCAATCCGACATGTAAGGGAGGAGGATATCAATGTTTGCAATTGAAGAGGGCCTGCAGAAGATCAACGGCGAGATGGTGGAGACCTTCCAGCGCGAGGTCGTCTGCGGCAATACGAATCTTGAAGTGGAGGCCGGGACGACCGGCTACAAAGGCGGCTGCTGCCGGAACGCCGGAGGGCGTACTTATCTCAGTCTGCTCTGCCTTTCCGGTGACTTTTTCTTCGGACCCATCAAGGACGACGAAGGCCGTATCGCCGGGATCACCATTGCCTGCTGCGGTGACGATGGACTGAACGCCATCATGAAGGCGCTGGCATTTTCCCAGCAGGCTATCGACGATCAGCGCCGTGATGTGGACAACTAATAAAAAACGGCAGGCCGGGGTGGTTCCGGTCTGCCTGCACGTGTCTGGAGGATAATTTATGTTCAATATTTATTATGCCGACTGCATCGGTCGGGAGGGCAACTGCCTCTATCCCCACAAGGCTGACGTGACCGATGCAGCATCATTGGCGCAGGCGGTCTGCCATGATTATGTCTGCGCCGAGTATAAAAACAGTTACCGCAGCAATGCCAATTTTATAAGGAGCAACTGCCTCGCTGTGGAGTTTGATAACGACCACTCCGAGAATCCGGACGAGTGGGTGACGCCGGAGGACCTGCGGGCCACCTTCCCGGATGTGACGATCGGCATCCATTACAGCCGACATCATCTGAAGGAGAAAAACGGCAAGCCCGCGAGACCGAAGTTCCATGCTTTTCTGGAGATCGACGAGATCACGGATCATAAAGCCTACAGCGCCATGAAAAAGCAGGTAGCCGCTCAGTTCCCCTATGTCGATCCCAATGCGCTCGACGCGGCCCGGTTCTTCTTTGGAACCAAAGATCCGCAGACAGATTTCATTCCCGGCACCAAGACCCTGAACGAGCTCTTTGCCGAGGAGGATTTCGACGCCGGGATGGACCAGGGCAGCTACGGCAGCCATGTAATAAAGGAAGGCAGCCGGAATGCGACGCTCTCCCGGTTTGCCGGTCGAGTGGTCAAGCGCTACGGCTGGAACGATGCCTCGCACAAGATTTTCATGGATGAGGCCGCCAAGTGCGAGCCTCCGCTGCCGGACGAGGAGCTTACGAAGATCTGGCGCAGCGCCAGGAAATTCGAGAGGGTCGTCACGCAGCAGGACGGGTATGTCCCTCCGGATAAGTTCAACATCGCCAAGCTCGCCGGTCCTGCCGGGTGCCTGAAGCCGGAGGACTATTCCGACATCGGGCAAGCGAAGATCCTGTCCAAGGAGTACGGCGATGAGATCTGCTTCAATCCGGCGACGGACTTCTTCCGCTACAACGGAACCTACTGGATTGAATCGAAGGAAGCTGCGCTGGGTGCGACGATGGAGTTTCTGGACCAGCAGCTTGCCGACGCGGAGCTGCTCATGTTCACCACGAAGCAGTCCTTCCTCAACGCCGGTGGCGACGAGGCTGTCCTCGCCGGAGGGAAAAAGGCACTGGCTGGTCTGTCCGATGAACTGCTCCGGCTGCTGGAAGAATACCTGGCTGCGGTCACCTATTACAAATTCGTGATGGGCAGACGGAATATCAAATACATCCGTTCCGCAATGGAGGCCGCAAAGCCGATGGTCGGTGTGGAACTGGAAGAACTGAATGCGGACCCTCTGCTCCTGAATACGCCGCAGGCATCTTACCGGCTGTCGGACGGTCTCGAAGGAATGCAGGAGCACAACTGGAAGGATTACTGCACCAAGGTCACAGCCGTGGAGCCCGGCGATAAGGGCAAAGCGCTCTGGCTGGATGCACTGTACAAAACCTTCCTCGGGGATCTTGAACTGATCGACTACGTGCAGGAGGTCGTGGGTCTGGCCGCCATCGGCAAGGTTTACATGGAGGCCATGATCATCGCTTACGGCGAAGGCCGCAACGGTAAGTCGACCTTCTGGAATACCATCGCCAGAGTCCTCGGCGGGTATGCCGGGAACGTGTCGGCGGACACCCTGACGGTCGGTTGCCGCAGGAACGTCAAGCCTGAGATGGCAGAGCTCAAAGGTGTCCGGCTGGCGCTGGCCAAGGAGCTGGAAGAGGGCATGCGGATGAACACCTCTGTGGTGAAGCAGCTGACCTCTACCGATGATATTTACGGTGAGAAGAAGTTCTGCAAGCCTGCGTCCTTCACGCCGTCACACACCTTGGTCCTGTACACGAACCACCTGCCGAAGGTGGGTGCGACCGATGAAGGAACCTGGCGCAGGCTGATCGTGATCCCGTTCAATGCGGTGTTTGAGGGCCGCAGCGACGTGAAGAACTATGCCGATTATCTGTTTGAGAACGCAGGACCGGCTGTACTGGCGTGGATCATCGAGGGTGCCAAGCGCATCATCGCTAAGGACTTCCATCTGACGAATCCGAAGGTGGTGCAGGATGCCATTGACGCTTATCGCGGGCAGAATGACTGGATGAGCGATTTTCTGGAGGAGTGCTGTGAGGTTGATCCGTCCTATACAGAAAAGTCCGGAGAGCTGTATCTGGAATACCGTGCCTATTGCACGCGCATCGGTGAGTACGCCAGAAGCACGACAGACTTCTATGGTGCTCTGGCCCAGCGCGACTATGAGCGGAAGAAAACCAAGACCGGAATGGTGGTCCGGGGACTGCGGATCAAGTCAGAATTTGGTGCATAAAAGGTGCACCTCGGTGCAGGTCGGTGCAGCTCAATTCCAGACCCAGCGCAGATAAATGTCTGTTTTTACCGACGAGGGATAGTGAAATGCTCCTGCATTGACCTGCACCAAGGCAAAACGACCTGCGTCGACCTGCACCAACGGAATGCCGGAAAGCCTTGATTTTACAGGCTTCTTTGATAAAGGTGCAGGTCGGTGCAAGTCATTACATAAGGGTCTATAGGGAAAAATTTTTAGAAAAAAAATAATGCTATAGGGGTCTATGTACTGAGGTGCACCGACCTGCACCCGGAAAAATAATCTCGTGATGGAGGAATCGAAAATGACGTTCTACGGATATATGAAACGAAACTACTACAACAAGACTGGCCGCAAAGCGGACCTTGCAAATGATATGGCAAGTGATGAGACCGAGTTCCCGACCCGCGTCGGCATTCAGGATCGTGACGGACACGGGGTCATACGAGGGTACCTCGAAAGCTGTCGGGCATGCGATGCCTGCCTCGATGTCTTTGAAGAGTGCTGGAAGGAGTATGAGCAATGCGAGAAAAAGCGATTGAACACAAGCTCGTGAAGGCGGTTAAGGCTGAAGGCGGTATGTGCCCTAAGCTGGTGTCACCGGGGACAGACGGAATGCCGGACCGCATGGTGCTGCTGCCGGAAGCCCACATCGGATTCGTCGAGGTGAAGGCTCCCGGCGAGAAGCCCAGACCATTACAGGTCAGGCGGCACGAGCAGCTGCGGGAGCTTGGTTTTCAGGTTTCCGTCTTGGACGACCCGGAGCAGATACCAGGCATCATCAGGGAGGTAAGCGAGAATGGCAGATGTGATCACACTGAAAAATGGACGGAATGAGATCGTATTCGACGAGCGCAGCTTCCTGGATCTGGTGGACGAGCACATGGGATCGGAGGCGCGGCGCTGGCTGGAAGAATGGCTTGGTGAGAACGATGACGCTTCCGATTACATCGACGATCTGGAAAAGGAGCTCGCCGGTGCAAAGGATCACCACAAAGCTGTGATGGCCCAGCTTCGCCAGCAGTCGGAAACGATCGCGGGCCTCATCCGGGAGAAAGAGATCGACCGGAAGGCTCTGTCCACGGCAGCGGGTCAGATCGGCTGCATCACGTGGAGGGAGCTGAATGTATGAAGACAACTATCAGGCGCTGGCCAACGCCATCATCCTGCAGGCGGTGAAGGATTTCAGGCCAGCATACCGGAGGCTGAAGCGCCATCCCAACGACAAGCTGGCGCAGGATACCGTCAGGGAGATTACGCAGTTTTTCTGCTCTCAGTATTTTCAGGCCCTGACCAGCATTGACGGACCGGCGCTTCTGAACCGGATCATGAGAGAAATGGATGAGAAATATGAAAAGAACTGACTTACACGAATACCAGAACTACTGCGTGGAGTTCCTGAAAACACACCCGGAGGCGATGCTGATCATCGAGATGGGTATGGGAAAATCGATATCAGCTTTGACTGCTATTCTGGACCTGATGTTTGATAGCTTTGACGTGAACAAGGTACTGATAATCGCACCCTTACGTGTATGCCGCAGTGTATGGCCGGAGGAGCGAGATCTCTGGGAGCACGCACGCTTCCTGAAAATGTCCGTGATGGTAGGCAGCGCCAAGCAGCGCGAGGCAGCCCTGCGGACACCGGCAGATATCTATGTTGTGAACAGGGAGAACCTGAAATGGCTGACCGACTATCTGGAAAAGCGCGGCATCCCGTGGCCCTTCGACATGGTGGTGATCGATGAGCTCTCCAGCTTTAAAAATCACCAGAGCCAGAGATGGAAGGCGCTGCGGAAGGTCCGTCCCCAGATCAAACGCATGGTGGGCCTGACAGGTACACCTGCCAGCAACGGACTCCTTGACCTGTGGGCTGAGACCTTCCTGATCGACAAAGGCATCCGGCTCGGCAGGTTCATCGGCAGGTTCCGGGAGGCGTACTTCAAACCGGCAGGCATGAATCCGTACACCGGAGTGGTGTTCAACTACGTGCCGCTGCCCGGTGCAGAGGAAGCGATCTACAGCCGGATCGCGGACATCGCGGTTTCCATGAAAGCGCTGGACTACCTCGATATGCCGGAGCAGGTGACCGTCAACCACTACGTCGATATGGACGAGGTCGAGCGGGAACTGTACGACGAGATGAAAAAAGGACTGCTGGTGGAGATCGGTGACGACAAGATCGATGCCGCCAATGCAGCGGTCCTGTCCGGGAAGCTCCTGCAGATGGCAAACGGCGCGATCTACAATGCCGACCGGGAGATGCGCGTGATCCATGATCAGAAGCTCCTGATGCTTTCTGACCTCATCGAGCAGGCCAACGGCCAGAACGTGCTGGTGGCGTACTGGTATCAGCACGACCATGAGCGCATCCGGGAATACCTGACCGAGCAGGGGTACAAGCCCAGAGACTTAAAAAGTGATCAGGATATTGCCGACTGGAATGCGGGCAAAATCCAGATCGGCCTGATCTCACCGGCCAGCGCCGGTCACGGACTGAACATCCAGCGAGGCGGTCACATCCTGATCTGGTTTTCGCTGGTGTGGTCACTCGAAATGTATCAGCAGACCAATGCCCGCCTCTGGCGGCAAGGACAAAAAGAGGTGGTGACGATCCATCATATCGTGACGCGGGATACTGTGGACGAGGACGTTCTGGATGCTTTGAAGCACAAGGATACGACCCAGCAGAATCTCATCGCGGCTGTGAAGGCCCACCTGACAATCTGAGTCAATCTAATGGCAATCCGAGAAACTATCACTTATTTTTCGGAGGTAAGCGCCATGAGCATTATGTGGAAGTATCTGGACAAGCGGTCGGCAACGATCGCGGCAATCAAGGACTACGACGCCATGCAGTTCATCATCAACAGCACCGATGATGAGATCAAAAGGGTGCATGAGAAGATGACCAGCGTCGGCAGCCCGAAATGGGACGGCATGCCGAGGACCCATAACCCGCAGGCCGGTGAAGAGCGCATCCTCGCCGGGATCGCGGAAATCGACATCCTGAAGGAACGATACCGGCAGGCTGTCGAGTATATGGACTGGTTCAAACCGGCATGGGAGCAGCTGTCCGATGATGATCAGTATTGCCTTGAGACCTTTTACGGTGACGGCAACACCTACGGCAGCAGCGCGGCTTATTACATTGCGGAATACCTGCATGTAGAACAGCCGACTGCCTATAAGCGGAAGAACCGCGCACTGGACCGGCTGACCGTGCTGCTGTTTGGAAAGAGCTGAGTTTCGTGTCCAAAACGGGATAAACTCTGCCTTGCGGAATCTGATATCCTTATATCATGAAAAACCGCGCAGGAGCCTCGGAGGGATTTTCCTTCCGGGGCTTTTGCCATGAAAGGACGGAATAAAATGCGAATTCTTACTTGTGAGCAGGTGTCCGATGGCCATCCGGACAAGCTGTGCGATCAGATTGCAGATGCCATCGTGACGGATTGCCTGCAGAACGATCCCGCTTCCCGTGTGGCCATCGAATGCCTGATGAAAGACGACCAGCTGGTAATTGCCGGTGAGCTGACCAGCAGCCATGCGCCGGATTATCGGAAACTGGTCAAGGAGGTCTTTGACCGCATCGGCAGGGAGTGTCTCGGCTATCCGGAGCTCCCGAATCTCATCATTATGGTGCAGAAGCAGTCGCCGGACATCGCGCTTGGCGTGGATAAAGGCGGTGCCGGTGATCAGGGCATCATGTACGGCTATGCCACCAATGAAACGCCGGAACTTCTGCCCATTCCCTTTGTGGTGGCGACGAGATTTCTGCAAATCCTGAGAAGCCATCCGAGCAGGACGTTTAAGGCCGATGCAAAAGCCCAGGTATCCTTCGATTATGATACCGGCAGGATCACGACCTTCCTGTGCAGCGTCCAGCATAGCGTGGAGTCGGATGTGGCGACTTTCCGTCCGATTCTGGTCAGCCTGATGGCACAGGCCGCATCTGAGTGCGGTCTGAACGTGGATTTTGAAAAACTGGTCAATCCGACCGGCAGATTTGTGATCGGCGGCAGTTTTGCCGACTGCGGGGTGACTGGCCGGAAACTGGCCTGCGACACCTATGGCGGTATCGGCAGAATCGGCGGTGGTGCCATGAGCGGCAAGGACCCGTCCAAGGTGGATCGGTCCGGTGCGTATATGGCCCGGAAGATCGCAAGGGATATCGTGCTTTCCGGATATGCCGATCGCTGTGAAATCCAGATCGCGTATGCCATCGGTGTTGTGGAGCCGGTGTCCGTGAACATCGACTGCTTTGGTACGGAGACCCAGAATCCCAAGCTGATCGAACAGTACGTGAAGGACAGCTACAACCTGACACCGAGAGGGATCAGTGAGTTCCTTCACCTGACCGAGGTCGATTACAACCGGGTGTCCAGCTATGGGCACTTCGGAAAGCCTGACCTCCCTTGGGAGCAGTGATCCGTGTGCCGTACAGGAAGGTTAGCTACCTGGAGCAGTGTTGGTACATAGTTCGGTGGAGATTGAAGGAGGTGCTGGGTATGCCGATGAAACCCAAGGTACCGTGCAGGCATCCCGGTTGCGCTGCACTGGTCCCGTCCGGTACCAAGTACTGTGACGTACACAAGCCGCTGCACCCAGAGGAGGTGCGGTCCGCTGCCAGCCGTGGCTACGGCAGCGCATGGCAGAAAGCAAGCCGGGAGTTTCTTCGTGCGCATCCACTCTGCGAGGAGTGTATGAAGCGTGGCAAGTACGTGAGGGCCACAGTGGTGGACCATGTCATTCCTCACCGAGGCGACGCGGCTCTCTTCTGGGACCGCTCCAACTGGAGACCTCTGTGCAAGCGCTGCCACGACCAGAAGACGAGGCGCGAGGACCAGACTCCAACCTACCATTACTGAGCGCCGCGCCGGAGGGGGCCGGGGTCACTTCTCTACAGTGAAGCGCCACGGGGACCGCCGCCCCCTCTCGCGTTAAAATCCGCGAAATTGATAGGCCGGGGGTCCAGCGGGGTGTCCGCGAAATCGCAAAATTCATAAACCGGGTGACTTTTGCACGGTAAACAGCCGTTTTTCCGCATGAAAGTCACCTTACAGCAGGCAGTGATGGAGCCATTTCATCGCTGCCTTTTTTGACGGACTTTCGTGCCAAGCACCGAAGGCCCGGAAAGTTTCGTGCCAAGGAGGGACAGCATGCAAATCGAGTACGACGATCCTGATATCAGCGAGTTCCTTGCCGCCTGCACGAAGCAGTTCTGCCCGTGGTGCGGACAGCCGGTGGTGGCCAACCACATGGGCCGGAAGAAAAAGTTCTGCTCAGATAAGTGCCGCTGGGCATTTTGGAAATTCGAGACACGGCACAAGGCCGAGAAATTAGAAATGGAGGCAAGGATCAATGAAAACCGCTGAACTGAAGGTGCTGCCGGTCACCGTACTGAAACCGGCTGAATATAATCCGCGCAAAAAGCTGAAGCCCGGCGATAAGGAATACGAGAAGATCAAAGCGTCCATCGAGGAATTTGGCTTTGCCGATCCTCTGGTGGTGAACGCAGACATGACAATCATCGGCGGGCATCAGCGTCTGACCGTGGCGATGGACCTGGGTTTTACCGAGGTGCCATGTGCCGTGGTGGATATCGACAAGACCCGCGAAAAGGCGCTCAACATCGCGCTCAATAAAATCACCGGCGCATGGGATGAAAACCTGCTGGCCGATCTTCTGAAGGATATTCAGGATTCCGACTTTGACCTCGGGAAAACCGGCTTTGATCCTCCGGAGATCGAGACCCTGTTCAACAAGGTCCATACCAAGGACGTGGAGGAGGATGATTTCGATGTGGAGGCGGAGCTGGAAAACCCGGTGTTTTCTAAACTCGGTGACCTATGGTGCCTCGGACCGCACCGTGTGATCTGTGGCGACTCCACCGGCGAGGAAATCTATACCCGCCTGATGGATGGCCAGAAGGCAAACCTCGTCCTGACGGACCCTCCGTACAATGTGGATGTGGAAGAGACTGCCGGAAAGATCATGAACGACAACATGGCCGACGAGGACTTTTATAATTTCCTGCTCTCTGCCTACCGCTGCATGCACGCCAACCTTGCCGATGATGGCAGCATCTATGTGTGGCACGCGGATACCGAAGGGCTGAATTTCCGTAAGGCATTCCGGGACGCCGGTTTCTATCTGTCCGGCTGCTGCATTTGGAAGAAGAACGCACTGGTATTGGGCCGGTCGCCATTCCAATGGATTCATGAACCGTGCCTTTTCGGTTGGAAACAGACCGGGAAGCATCAGTGGTATTCCGATCGGAAGCAGGTGACGGTTTGGGAGTATGATAAGCCGCGCTCCTCCAAGGACCATCCGACCATGAAGCCGGTGGCGCTCATGAGCTACCCGCTCCGGTGCAGCACCATGACCAACGGCATCGTGCTCGATCCTTTCCTCGGAAGCGGCAGCACTCTCATTGCCTGCTGCGAAACCGACCGGGTCTGCCGTGGCATTGAGCTCGACCCGAAATTCGTGGATGTGATCGTGAAACGGTACCAGGCTTGGTGCCTCGAAAAGGGCATCGCCTCCGATGTGTATGTGCTCCGTGATGGCCAGAAGCTGGCCTTCGAGGAAGCTGTTGCCTCCGCAGAAGCCTGATCCTGCGGGGGTGTATTATGAACAATTCCGGCGCTCACATTTTGTCGAAAATACCTTCTGATATCCGGGATAAATAACTTGCTATATGAGGCCCGTAGAGTGATTAATACACTACCCGAAGGGCACAGGGCTCGCGGGAAAACACATACGGAGGTACATACCATGAAGATCAACTACAACGTCACCGGAGAGCAGCGCAAAGAACTGGTCGGGATCATTTCCGAGACCATCGGCATGAAGGCGGTTTACGCTAAGATGCCGACCTGCAACTACATCATCAGCAACATCACGGTCGAGAAGGACGGCACGATGGTTTGGGACGAGCGCACCGACGAGGCCACCATCCAGCAGGTTACCGAGGCCCTTGCCGCAGCAGGCTTTGAGGGCATCCGGGAAGAGGCCGAGGCTCCGGCCAGCGCGGAAACGGAAGCGCCTGCCGAGCCCGACACGGCCACGGAGCCGGTGGAGCTGACGGTCGGCATCCCGACCTCGAAGCACACCGGGGCCAGCCTGCGGAACCTGATCAATCTGCTTTACACCAGAGCGAGCCTCTTAAACAAGGCACTCGGCACCGGCTTCCGGGTCGATGAGGCCCTGACGGAAGCTCTGCAGGACGACGCCTGCATCCTGAACGCCGGGAGCCTGATCAAGGCAATAGGCGACTTCGAGGCAGGACACGGCAAGGCGATCGATGGCCTGACCATCACGCCGGAGGAGATCACTTTTTCCAGCCTGCCCGAGACCGACGATACCGACAGGCTGCGGACCTTCACGATCCTCTGCGGGATGATGAGCAAGCAGGCCATCGACCAGAAGCGCATTCAGGCCAAGGCGGTCAATGAGGAGAACGAGAAATACGCGCTCCGGATCTGGCTGACCCGCCTCGGGATGAACGGCCCGGAGTTTAAGACCAACCGCAAGGTCCTGATGGAGAACCTCACCGGCCACAGCGCCTTCCGCACTCCGGCAGAGGAAGCCAAGTGGAAAGCGCGTCAGGCTGAAAAGCGCGAGGCGCTCAAGGCTGCCAAGGCTGCCGAGGCCACGGAGGAGGTGGAGACGGCATGAAAACACCCAGACGAGAGATCATCGAAAGCCTGCGTGAAGGCTTCCCGGTCGGCTGCCGGGTGGAGCTCCTGAAGATGGACGATCCGCAGGCTCCTCCGATCGGGACCCTCGGGACCGTCATCGGGGTCGACGCGGTCGGCACGATCCATGTGGATTGGGACAACGGCTGCGGCCTCGGGGTTACCTACGGAGAAGACGACTGCAGGAGGATCGACTGATGGATGAGAAGGTGAAAGATCAGATCCTGGCGATCCGGGACACCGGCCTTACAAACATGTTTGATCTGCCGGTGGTCCAGCGCCTTGCCTACGAGCGGGACTTCTACGAACTGGTCTGTTGGCTTGAGGATCACAAGAAGGAATACGTGCGATTCATCCTAACCGGCGAAGGCTGATCGGGATGCGCCAAGGGAGCCGCGAGGCTCTTTTGGTCGTAGTAATGTACACAATTCCGGCTGCACATATTTGTCGATAATATACCCGCGTATCCGGGAGAATTAACTTGCTATATCTCCGGCTTAGAGTGATTAATACACTACCGAAAGGGCCACGGCCCACGGAATTCACACCCACGGAGGTACATACCATGTTAAACGCCAACAACACCTACTTCGAGAACCTGAAGAAAATCGGCCACGATTGGGAGGCAGCCCGCGCCGAGCGGCAGGCCCGCAAGCAGCCGATCATAGACACCTACGGCTGGGAGAGCGAGGAGCTCAAAGCCTGGTACGCGGAAGACGCTGCCGCAAAGTTCCCCTTCGAGTCCGGGGTCAGCAAAGCCTACCGCGCTTGGGCACAGAGCCTTTCCCGCAAGGAGGACGAGCTGGAGATGGACGATTTCCTTTGGGACAAGGAGGTCGCGGACTTCATCAACGCGCTCCGCAGCGCCGGGATCACGAGCTTCGTTTACACCAACCAGAGTACGGCGGTGATGGAGAACCTGCACGCCTTTGCCGCGCAGGGCTGCACGATGACCGGGCTTTGCACCATCACCCGGCAGGAAACCCGCTGGGGCGACGAGGAGCCGGTTGAAATCATGGGCATCCGCTTCAGCCTGAACTGAAGGAGGTGCCAGGATGAACTACGCAGACAAGATGGAGCGCGAGGCCAGACTGATGAGCAACCTCGCGGACTGGATGGAGACCCACGGCAGGGTCCTTTCCGACCGCCAGCGCAGCAACGCCTACACCGGAGTCCGCATCCGGGAAATTGAATGGCGGGGCCGCACCTACCGCATCGTCGATGTGGACGGGATGACCTGCCAGATCGAGCGGCTGTAAGGGAAAACCGCAGCCGACCACGGAGCCGGAAGGCTCTGTTGGTCGTAGTAATGTACACAATTCCGGCCTCATTTCTTTGTTCATATTATGCCTGCAAATCCGGCAGATATAACTTGCTATATTCTCCGTTTAGAGTGATTAATACACTACCGAAAGGAAAACACATAAAAAACGGAGGGCACGACAATGACAGAACTTCAGAACTTCCTCGACGGATTCGGATTCGGGATCAGCGTAGAAAAGCTGGCGGACAAGGCTTACCGCCACATGGCAGCCAAGGGCCACAAGGTTTGCATGGTCAACGAGCGCTACCTGGAGGTCGACGGAACCACATACCTTTTCAGCAAGAGCAAAAAGCACGGACGCTGGATTGCAAAGGCATTTTGAAAAAGGAGGACAAGGACATGGCAAGCAGAGCAAGGTTAGAAGGGATTTGCGATTACAGGCTTTGGACCACCGAGGAGCTGATCGAGGCTTACGCTTGGGAGGCCAAGAGGATCAACCAGAAAGACCGGGAGACGGCCCAGCGCTTGATCCGGAAGGAACTGAAGCGGCGCTTCGATGCGACCCTCCGGCTCCTGGACGACGAGCAGACCACCCAGAATCCGAAAGGAACCTACCGGTACCTGCTGAACGAGTAAGGCAGCTACCCGGCAGGAGGCCCTAAGAAGGGCCTTTTGCTCGTAGTAATGTGCACAATTTCCGCTGCCGATTCTTGTCACATATATGTGCCCGCATCCGGGATAAATAACTTGCTATATCTCCGGTTTAGAGTGATTAATACAGTACCCGAAGGGGAAAACACACACGGAGGTACAAAACCATGACGATCAACGAAGCGATGAGAACCTACAGACTGCCGAATCCCACCACGCCGGAAGACCTCGAATGCCGCTGGAGCAAGGTCCTGAACTTTGGAGACAAGGTCCTGCTGGCCGGGCATTACTACAACGGGAAGAACAAGCCCTGCTACTTCGGAGCCACCTACGAATTCTTAAGCGACGACCACACCTGCGAAGGCACGATCGGGCTGGCCGCAGCCAGCGAGGTCGAGTTCGAGGATGACGGACACGCGATCGCTTGGGCGATGCAGCAGTAAGGAGGTGCCGACCATGAAGTTTGAAAGACCCGATACCTACATTACCTTCTGCGGCGAGAGGCCGGTTGACAAAAACGATCCGGCAGGAGCCGCCAGCGCCATCGAGCTTACGCTACCCACAGGGTTTTCCGAAAAGGCACATGCCTGCTGGGATTACTTCGACGGGACCGCATTCCTTTATGAGTACAAGGGCAGGCTGGTGGTCACCGACGAGAGCCTCTACCTGACAACCCACGGCGACGGCACCCACGAGGCACCATTCGGCTTCCCGCGCTGGGAATGCGATACCTGGGAGGAACTTGAAGAGGCGCTGGAACTGACCTACGACGATCTGGAGGCAGATGACATGCTTTGATAAACGCACCGATTTGAATATCGGCGGGAACGGCCCATCCGGGCTGTATCTCGTTACTCTTGAAGATCCGCAAGGGTCTATTTTTTATGCCAGATGGAGGTGATCATATGGCCGTCAAGTATTTAATCGACAGGCACGAGCTGCCATATGACGCTATGGTGAATGATCCGTCTGTGCTCTGTCCTATAGAAATAGAGGAAGGAGGAGAAAGTGATATGGCGACCAGAGGAAGGAAGCCCACACCGACAGCGATCAAGGAGCTGGAGGGCAATCCGGGAAAACGGAAACTGAATGATAAAGAGCCGAGGCCAGAAAAGAAGGCACCCTCCTGTCCGAAGTGGCTGGAGCCGGAAGCCAAAAAGGAATGGCGCAGGCTCGCCAAGAAGATGGAGCTCATGGGCGTGCTCACCGAAGTGGATATGGCGGCCTTCGCCGGTTACTGTCAAGCGTATGCCCGATGGAAAGAGGCTGAGGAGTTCATCACCCAGCACGGGACGATCGTGAAAACGCCGTCCGGGTACTGGCAGCAGGTGCCGCAGGTATCCATTGCGCAGACCTACCTGAAGGTTATGAACCGCTTTGCGGAGCAGTTCGGCCTGACACCGGCATCCCGCTCCCGTATCGTTGCGGACACTCTCGGCGGCGGCACAGAGGATGAGCTCGAAGCGCTGCTGGGAGGTGATGCGTGATGCCGAGGGAACGACCGAAGAACTACCCGAAACTGAAAAACTATGAGCCGACCCGTTTTATGCTTCCGACTTCGCATTATGACGAGGCGAAGGCAGACCGGGCCGTCACATTTATTGAGAACCTGAAGCACACCAAGGGCAAGTGGGACGGGAAACCGTTCTGGCTGCTGCCGTGGCAGGAACAGATCATCCGGGACATTTTCGGTGTCGTGGATGAGAACGGCCACCGGCAGTTCCGCACAGCCTATGTGGAGATCGGAAAGAAAAATGGAAAGAGTGAGCTGGCGGCAGCGGTGGCGCTCTACCTCCTCTATGCCGATGGGGAGCCTGCGGCGGAGGTCTACGGTGCTGCGGCAGACCGGCAGCAGGCGTCCATCGTTTTTGATGTGGCCAGACGTATGGTGGAAAAGGCACCGGCACTATATAAGCGGTCCAAGGTTGCTGCCGCTACCAAGCGGATCGTGAATTACACGAATGCCGGTTTCTACCAGGTGCTTTCCGCAGAGGTCGGGACCAAGCACGGCCTGAATGTCTCCGGGCTGGTGCTGGACGAGGTCCATGCGCAGCCCAACCGGAAACTGTACGATGTTCTGACCAAGGGCTCCGGTGATGCCAGGGAGCAACCGCTGTATTTCCTGATCACGACCGCAGGCACGGATAAGGAAAGCATCTGCTATGAGCTGCACACCAAGGCGCTGGACATTATGGCGGGCCGGAAGATCGACCATACTTTTTATCCGGTCGTGTATGGGCTTGCAGACGATGAGGACTGGACCGACGAGAAAAACTGGTACAAGGCAAATCCGTCCCTCGGCCAGACGATCCAGATTGACCGTGTCCGGGAGATGTTTCAGGAGGCCGTGGACAATCCTGCGGAGGAAAACGTCTTCAAGCAGCTTAGGCTCAATATGTGGGTGTCGTCCCTGACACGCTTCATCCCGGAGCAGATCTACGATCTGGGCAACATCCCGATCGAAATGGACTCCCTTGCGGGCCGCGACTGCTACGGCGGGCTGGACCTTTCCAGCACCGGGGACATCACAGCCTTCGTGCTCATGTTCCCTCCGCGCACGCCGGAGGAGAAATACGTGATGCTTCCGTTTTTCTGGATACCAGAGGACACCATTCCGATCCGGGTCCGCAGGGCCTCGGTGCCCTACGACGTCTGGTACAAGCAGGGATACCTGAATGCGACCGAGGGCAACGTGATCCATTACGATTTCATCGAAAAGTTCATCGAGGACCTGGGCACGCAGTACCACATCCTTGAGATCGCTTTCGACCGCTGGGGCGCTGTGCAGATGACGCAGGACCTTGAGGGCATGGGCTTTACGGTGGTGCCTTTCGGTCAGGGCTACAAGGACATGTCGCCTCCGACGAAGGAGTTCTATAAGCTGCTGATGGAAGGGCGGATCATTCACGGCGGCCATCCGGTCATGCGCTGGATGAGCGGAAACGTCGTGGTGGACA